TTGCTTACCGACACAAAATTAAGAAAAGCTCTTGGCAAAAAGAGAGACCAGATCGAGGTCATATCGGACGCCCATGGTCTGAATGTCCGGTTGTCTACTTCCGGCAGTATAACATTCTTTTACCGCTACAGATGGAACGGGAAAGCCGCTCAGCTAACGATTGGCGATTATCCCACCACCTCCTTATCTCAAGCTCGCGAACGTAGACAGCAGTTCAGGGCCTGGTTGACAGAAGGACTCGATCCGAGACGGCAAACAGTTCTGGAGAAACAGAAAAAAGTCGAAGCGCTCACCGTTAAAGAGGCTTTCGATTACTGGGAAAAGTATTACTGCATCCCCGAAGGTCTTGTGAAAATCAAGGTTAACCGACGGGACTTCAATAACCATATAGCGCCTGTGCTGGGGAACATGATTGTTGATCAGACCACTAAAGCGCACTGGCTTAACCTTTTTGATGGCATGGGGCGAAGAGTTGTCACTGGTCAGATGCTTGGGCTGATGCAGCGTACGTTCCGTTTTTGCTCCAATCGAGGGGTAATTAATGTGAACCCAATTGAGAGCCTTAGGCGCTCTGACGTAGGTCTCACAGCATCCGTCAAAGATCGCAGATTGAGTGATGAGGAAATCAAAACAGTTTGGAATATCCTTCCTGAATTGAAGTACAGACAACAGCTGATAATGAAGTTTCTCATCATGACTGGCTGCCGGAGTACGGAGATCAGGACAGCAAGATGGGAGTGGTTCGATTTCCATGAGCAAACGTGGACCATTCCGGCAAGCGATTATAAAACCGGGAAATCGGTCAGAAGGGCACTTCCCGAGGCAGTAGTAAGAATGATGTTAGCAGAGAAGGAAACGTCAGTTTCAAAACACGTTGTGACACTGTCACGCTACAGAGGGCCAGAAGATGACAGACCGCCACTACAACCAAACGTCGCTATGTTTTCTGCTCAGATTATAGCTAAAACAGGCATGAAGCCCTGGTCTCTCCATGACCTCAGGCGAACAGTGGCGACACGCCTTTCTGAATTAGGTGCGCCGCCACATGTTGTGGAAAAACTGCTTGGCCATCATATGGCAGGTGTCATGGCACGTTATAACCTGCATGATTATCTGGATGATCAGCGTCACTGGCTTGCTGTTTGGCAGGATCACCTTGAGAAGCTGGTTGGTCAGCCTCTGGTTTGATCCCCACGTTATCTTCCCAGGCCAACAAGTCTGAAAGTCTCCACCTTTTAGGGCTGCCATTTATTTTAGGCTGCGGGAATGGCTGAGCAAAGTAAGAGGGCATCCGGGATGGGGTGCTCCAGAAATAAAGTGTGCTGCGCGATATTTTGTATCTGGACAGAACGTCATCGGTTATCAAAATTTCATCTGATTTATGAGATGTATTAGTCATAAAAACCCCTTAGTTACATTGTCCAGGCAGATGGTGTAGCCGGCGCGCGCAGCTCATGGCTGTGGCCACATAGCTACTTTTTCTGTTAACAACTTCAACAGTGATCTTTGAGCCTTGAACCACCACCGTATAAGTTCTCTTTGTTTTCTGTCGCCCGTAGGCTCCATAAAGCTCAACGTGTTTTGCCAGTGCCGCATCGCACGCCTGGCGGCCCAGCGGTGATTGTTTGCTTCGGTTAATCAGTCGCATATTCACCTCACACAAAGACATCAACCGGGTCGCCAGCTGCGCGCGCGTTGTCGTTCGCTTCCCGGCGGAGGCCGAGAACATAGCCAACGGGATCCCAACTGGACAGAATTGCATTGAGCTCTTTATGGCTGTGCCAGGTTGTCAGGCGTTTTTTAAGCTCGCTGGCGCAGGCGCGCACGTTCGCCCGGGTGGGGCCGGACATCTTCATGCACAAGCACAAAGTCAGAAGCAGATCCGAATATTCGTCGGCGGCTGCGCGCAATGCTGCCGGGTCGATGCTGGCTTCCAGCTCGGGCAGGCGGTGTTTCAGGCTCATTTGGCACCTCCCTTACGACGAAGAGCCATTCTCAATCTGTTTTTCGCCAGTCTGGCTTTGCGTTGTGCGGGCGTCTCACGTTCGCGAGCGCGCGCATTTGATTCACGATTACGGCGGCGCCTGGCGTTGAGTGATTCGTCTTCGCTTCGTAAATGCATCCTAGGTTCCCCGTCCATTGGCTCGGGCCACTGGCGCGCCTTATTTACCGCGAGCTTATCGATCATCGCCTGGGTAATCTGCTCGTCAGTGATTCCCGCTCTGCGCTGGGCATCCCACATCAGGAATTGCATATCAGCCCATTCGCTGTGGTCGTTAGGTTCCGCGGCAGCTTCAAGCGCTTCTATGCTGAGGTGTTTCAGTGGGCCAGCCGGACCAACATTGCCGAAGGTGGCATGTGACCATTCAGCGTGTTCGCGGCGAACCTGATTGCGAGCAAATGAGAACTCCCCCATCAGCGCTGCCAATGCGATTTCAGTAATACGCAAATACAGGGCCGCGCGGGACGGATTGCTGAATTCACCCTCTTTTAAAAACTTCGATATTTCCGCCACGTCAGCACGGCACACGGCGATTAATTGCTCATTAGTGAATGTGGCGATATCAGTCATTCCAGGCCTCCAGCTCGTTCTGGATTTCTTCATCGATCTCGTCATTTGTGGCTTCTTCGTCCAGGTAATCACGCGCTTCTTTGAGGTACTGTTCCCGGCGTTCGTCATACCATGCCGAGAACTCAGGGGACCAGCCATCAATCGTGCCGTCATAGTCAACCTTGGCGTTACGTTCAGCCATGCTCTCGACCATGCTGTAAGCGGTGGTAAGCGCAGCTTCGCGGATATACCCACGCAGATCGCGCTTACGCCAGTAGGGGTTAACTTTTGAATCACAAAAAGGTTTGAATTCCACTTCCCAGCGACGTATGCATCGTGCATTCAGTGATTTGCTCATATCGTTACCGGGAGGGCGAACCCTCCCGCCTCCCTTAGCCCACGTATTCCGGTTTCATGTCGTCCAGGGTGATGCGGAACTGGTCATACAGTTCATCACCGAGGTGGCGGCGCGATGAGGTCAGGGTGCTTTCTGCCTTCGCGAATAACGCTTCGGCTTCCGGATCCCCCGCGTTAGGAAGTGAATTTATGGCGGCCTCAACTTTGTTCTTCGCATCAACAAGGTAGTAGCGTTTCACCGCCTTACTTTTCAGTTCGGTATACAAAGCAGTACCCAGCAGAGCTTTCTGTGATTCGATGTCTACACGAATGGCTTTGGCCTGGTCCACTGAGTCAGCTGTATCAATCCGCTCTCGGAGTTCGTGAGCAACAGAGTCAACGTTAGATGCAGGCTCTTGCGTGCTGGTGGAATCGCCAACGGAGTGTGTTATCTCATTCAGCGTGACCTTTTCTGTCTGCGCCGGGTTGATAACCCTTTCTTCGCGTTCGTCAATTTCATCGGCGGTATAGACCCCGAGGATCACATCCGGGCAGTACAGTCGCGCCCAACGTTTAACGGCGAGATAGGCCAGTTGCTGACGGGGGTCGCTCGCCCACAGTGTAGAGTTGCGGACTTGTGCCTGCGAAAGCATCAGCACAAGCTCGCGAGGTTCTGATTCTCCTTTGAGCGTTGCCCAGGCGCGGACGCCCACGCCAGCTTCATCTTGCAAATCCCAGCCCGGCGCGATGTAGTCGTTACCTTTGCCGCTGGTTTTTTTAATGAAGCGGCCAACGATATTTTCCCATGCACCAAACCATTCAAAATGGATCCGGTCTTTGGTTGGAGCCATGGTGTTAATTACCGCATTCACCAGTTGTGCCTCATAGCCAAGCACACCTGAGTTACCCACGATGAAGGTTTTCTGTGCCACTGCAAACGGATCCATACCCCAACGCGCTGCCTGCATCACTACAGCCATGCACGCATCTGGTTTCCCGCGATAATGCTCAGGCACGAAGTTTCCACTATTGGCCATTACTTCCGAGAGCGTGCGCAGGCGGTTGAACAATTCACCGTTCGTCAGGATAGAAACGTTGTCGATCTTCTGGGTCTGGTTTTCAGTAGTTGCGACTAAATTGGACATTGTTATTCCCCCTTATGCCTGTACGCGCAGCGCTTCGAGACGGCGCATATCAAAATCGTTAAGTTCTTCGGTGTAGTCTTCGGTAATCGGCGCCGGCCATTCGCCAGTGTCGAAACCGTTCGCGATGGCACGCATTGCTTTGCGATATTCCAGCATGCCGAGTTCCAGCAGTTCTTCGGATGCCTCGATGATGGCGATCCAGTGGTAGTTCTCGTCTTTGTTGACGAATATCCAGAAGAACTGGTCAAGGGCTGCGGTTTCGCAGTACATAGCCGAGCTCAGGTGGTAATCGCGCTCGATGATTTCCCGGTGCAATTTGGCGCGCAGGCCTTCCTGCTTGATGTTCCACATGCTGATGGTTTTCAGGTCCGCACCGATGCGCAGGCCGCCCATGTCTATCTCAAGGTCAGGACGCACACGAACTTCCAGCCCGGTTTCCTCATCAATGCCGAAATAACTCACCTCGACGGCACGGCTCGGGTGTGTCAACAACTTGCCGGCGGTAGGGTGATTCAACAGTGCTTTCTGAATGGCCAGTGCCGTAGCCAGCTGCTGGCGGGTAACCAGCACTTTTCCTTCAGGGTTCTCGCGCCATGCATCCAGCAGCTCATCGGCAAACACGGCATCCGGTTTTACCGATTTCACGGCCTGAATCAGATCGGCCTTTGTGCCAGAGACTTTCAGGGGCTGCGCCTTCTGTGCTTCCTGAGCAACCATGTCAGGATTAATAATCGCCAGCTGTTCCAGTAAGGCATCGCGGCCACCGCTGGTTTTCACCTGGGCGGGCAGGGTGGCGTTGTATTCCTTGATGCAGGCCTTCATTGCGGTGGCGGTTTGCTTCTGACCGTCTTCAATGCGCTGGAACTCAGCAGGTAAAGACATATAACCCTGGCCGGTTTCTTCAACTGATGTACCCAAGGGAACCTGGGCGGGCAGGTTCGCGTTGTATTCCTCCAGGAATCTCTTGATGTCCTCTGCGCTGAGCAAAACCGGAAGCCCGTTGTTGTATTCATCGATAAATGCGCGGATCGTCGCCGTCGTGGTGAAGGCGCCTTCCGGGATTTCCGGCTCGATACTGAATTCTTTTTCCAGCTGATCAGGCTGCAGCGCCAGTGCATGCACCAGATTGCCCATATCCAGAACAGGAGAGCGCACCTTCTGGATTGTTTTGGATACGTGGCGCGCCTCGAAATACATCAGCGATACCCGGGCATCTTTAACCATCGTGGAGCTGATGCCGTTAGCGGCGTGGTAGACCTCATTTGGCACGCCTTCATATCGACCAGGCTCGAAATACTCCGGCCATGCTGGCGCTGCTTGTTCAGCCTCTTCCTCTTCATCGCTATGAGCACTCTCGGAAACCTGGCTTTTCAGCACTTCGGCGGTAAGATCCGGGCAGCGTTCAGCCAGTATTTTGCTCATGTTCACGGCAGTTGTTTGCGCAGGAGGCTCATCAGCGCCTTCGCCTGCTGATACCGCATTATCATTTTCGTCTTCGACCGGCTGAGCCGTTTCCATCTGCACATTGCTGGTGGTTTCCCCGGAATTAGCTGGAAGTAATTTTTCTTCTGCAGCGCGCTGGCGCGCCTGGTCCACGATAGAAAGTGCTGGTGCTGGCTGGCTATCCATCAGACCATCAATCGAAAAAACACCATTGCCCATGTTTGAAACTTCAGGCTGTTTGGGTTTAGTCAGGTCTTCGGTTATCCATTTCGGATCCGTGGGGTCACTGATGCCTTCGACATATTCGCCACGTTCGGCGGCCAGAACCTGATTAGCGTCAGGGCGTTTCTTTTGAGCTTCTTTCACCAGTTCGGTGCCAATTACCTGAAAGTCAGTTGGGAGAGTTTCCAGGTCAGGCACACCTTCATCTCCATCGATAGCCTTTTTCACAGCGTCCAGAGTGACGGCGGCAGATGAAACATGACCAGCTTTCTCAAGCGTCTCAGCAGAAGGGGCGTCATGCTTATGCTCGGTCAGGTTCGCATTGATATAGGTCTGCAGACTTACCGGGAAATGGTGAATATCGCTGTTGGCGCCACGAATAAGGGCAAAAATCGCTGCGCGGGAATAATCTAGGATACCAGCGACCTTACGCAGCGCTGCCGACCATTCCTTGAACGGACTTTCTTTCTTCTGGACGATCTCTTTGGCCCGGCGGTGAATTGATGCCGGGAAATTGTAGATATCGAAATCCATTGGCATTGTGGCCAGGGCTATTTCTACATCGAGCGTATCAAGGGTATGGGTGTAGTCAGGGTTGCGATCGGTTTTATTTCCGCCGCCAGCATTCGTACCTGCATCGGTTTTTAAAACCGAAGAAATGCAGTTACCGGCAGCCCATTCCCTGGTGAGAATGCCGCGGTCGATCGCGTTCGTGGCGAACCACAGCTTAGCAAACTGGATACGCTTACCGAGCTCATGCCGTTTCCCTTCCGGGAAGACTTTTTTATTGGCGCTGGTGAATTTCCAGAGCGCCGGCATATCGTATTTTTTGATTTCAGGGACATTCTCGGCGGCCAGAATCAGATCCTGGACGGCTGCGTTATCAGTGTCCATTTCAAGAGCTGACAGCTCCTGCCGGTGAGGCATGCTGATATGATAAACGTGACGTTCTTCGGCCATGTACTGCGCCAGCAGCTGCGCGCGAAAGGGGAGTTCGGCCACGTTAAAAAGCGCGCTGGAATCGTCCTGGTATTCATCACTACCGAAAGTTTCCATGGTCTCAGAGGTTACTCCTGCATCATCGATGTGATGATCCGCAGGCACCTGACCTGGCTTCAGAGCCCAGGTGCGACCATCGTCGCCGAGCTGGTAGCGTTCGCACCATGAGTAATCGAGAACACCTTCCGCCGGCAGGTCATTGAATACCGGGAAATCGGTGCGAATTGGTTTTTGATAGTCTTTGCCGCGGCCTGTTTCGATTCCAGCGTCTTCCAGATCGACGTCCAGCTGCAGAAGGGCGCGAGCTTCTGATTTATTAGTGCGCCAGATTACGGCATCAGCTTTACCCGATTTTTGAGTCGCTTTTATCAGATAAAAATATTCCATGTAATAGCCTCTATTTGGATGTAGAATCACCCGGGCCATTGGTAGCGCCCATTCAGGGTGGTCATTGGTTTTGGTAATTTCCGGTGTAACTTTGGTCGGTGGCACCGGACGTACAGCCCGCTTCGGCGGGTTTACGTTAGCCCTCGTGAGCCATCTGGTCGTGAGAGGCGCAACGTTCAGAGCAATACTCTTTTTCTTTCCGTGCGAGCTGGTTCCCCTGGAGGTACAACAGGGTGCTCACCACTGGTTTTCCCTCGATTGCTTTACGGCAGTAGCCGCATTTCTTCTGCATTCCTCCCCCTACATTTGCACCGTGAACCCGGCTGGATGCTCGTCCAGTACACCTTTCAGCGGATAACATTCAGCTTTCACGTGTTGCTCTTCTGCAGCTGCCTTGCAGTCATTCTCAGTGTCGTAAACGCCGAGCAGGACATCCTGATTACCGCCCGTCAGCATGCTTACGGTGAGAACCAGGGCAAACATCGTGCTCATGAAGGGTCTCCTTTTTGCGCGAGCATGTAGCACACCCGGCGGATGAAAGCTGACAGCGGACTTAAACGAACAGCCTGCTGACGAGCGGGTTTGCGTGCGAAATCATTCATAGAAATAACTCCCTCGGTGCGCTGATAAGCGCTATCCAGATGAAGAGTCCAATTACTGCCGAAATGACCATGGCTCTGATGCCTTGTTTACTCATTTCAACCTCTGCCTTGTCGCCGGCCAGCGGAACGTTTACCACCTGACAACAATGCGTTTGTTGTCGATGTGAATAACGTTACAAGGTAAATTTTCTTTTTACAAGGATAAATACAAGAAAATGTTGTTATTGAGGGCATGGGAAAACGGCTATCCGATATGGATAGCTGCTAATCATATGAATTTAATCGTTAATATCTTTGATGATGCTGAGAACGTCATCCTTGAGGAGGTCTAGTTCTTTTAAAGTGGCTTTTGCGTGGACTATTAGCCTGTTCTTCTCGGCTTCCGGCATCTGGTTAAAGAGAGCTAAAAGGGCTTTCTCTTTGTCATCCAGTTCATTCCGGCCAGGCGCTTCAGGTTCTGTCTGCGATGAAACATTCTCACCATCTTCGTCTGGCGGCATGAAAAACCAATGCTCAGGTTTACCAGTTACAGCCGCAAGTCTTTTAAGGCGCTCACCGCGTGGAGTTGTTTCACCTTTGGCCCATTGTTGAACAGCCTGAGGAGAAACAGTAACTCTCCTGGCAATCTCAGATAGGTTCCAGCCAGTTTGATCCTGGATGAGCTGGAGCCTGCGGACAAAGTTTTCATGCTGTTCTGTTTTCATATTTATCATTTTACAAGCCTAACTTGTAGAAGACATTGCAAGATTAACACAAGAAAAACTTGTTATATCTAATTTGGTGATGTAATGTTTTCTTGTATTTCCAAGGAGGCTTTATGAATACGAATCTAAAAACCATTATCTGCTCAATCATGAGCCAGACCGAGCTGGCTAAACGACTCGGCACAACCCCTCAAACGGTTAGCCTTTGGCTGAATAGCGAGACCCCCGCTCATCGCGTAATTCCAGTTTGTGAGGCTCTCGGATGGAAGGTTACCCCTCATCAGATGCGTGGTGACATTTACCCAAACCCCACTGACGGCCTGCCGAAACAGGAAGGCTGACTATGCAAACACTTTCCTTTCAACAAAATACCGGATTCAACACCGGCGCCCTGATAAAGCGAAATCAGCTGAGAGAGTCAGATCACGACGCTATTCGCTCTGCTGTTCGCGCCTGGGCTGCAGCTGAGGGCCAGGATGTTGTGTCGGCACACATCATCGATGAGTGGCGACAACAGGGCGGCGAGGAGATCGCGTTCCCTGATGATATCAGCCGTGCCCGACAGAAGCTTTTTCGCTACCTGGACAACCCTGCCGATTCTGAGCGCTATCGCGAGTACGTTCGCCTTCTTACCCCGGCAATCATGGCCGTTCTTCCGCTGGAGTTCCGACATCGTCTGATGCCACAGGACGATATTTTGTCGCGCCTGTCTTCGGCCATGAAGGAATGCGCTGAAGCAAAGCAGGCGGTGATGCTGAACGCGCCAGAGCACCAGAAACTGAAGGAAGTGAGCGAGGGGATTGCGTCGCTTTTCAGGCTAATGCCTGAGCAGACAGGAGCGCTGATGACGATCGTGAGCTCGATGCTCGGCGTGATGTAAGCGAGGTATCCATGAATCACATCGAATTTATCGAGAAGAACGTCCGCGAGGAACTTCTTCGCCAGGGCTTCACGCAAGCAGTGGCTCAGGGGGGGGGCATACCAGGCGGTCGATATGTACAAGCGGATGTCACAGGCAAGCCGCAAAGGGGGAATGTTTGACGATGTTATGCGATACGCAAAGTTATGGGCTGAGAAGCAGACCAGCGCAGCTGAACGCCGGGAAGCAAAGCGCAAAGTGCGAAAGGGCGGCGACCAGGCTGGGTTGTTCTGAAAGGGTGAAGACTGTTGTGCGCCAACACAGCCAGTCTTCGGGGTGTGAAAAAAGGGCTCTTAGTTCACGGAGTGAGTATGTCAAATACCGCTGAAGTTATCAATTTTCCGATTAAAACCGAGCGTTCGGGAGGTCAAATGGCCGACCTGGCTAACGGGTATACCAAGATCGCAAACGAGATACAGAAGCTCAAGCCGCGTCTGCGGATGTCAGGTCGTGAGTGGCAGTGTCTTGAGGCTGTTATCTGGCTTACCTATGGATGGAACAAGAAGCAGGACCGAGTAACAAACACGGTGATTGCTGAGCTGACAGACCTCGGAGAGTCGCATATTTCCGACACAATCAAATCTCTCGCGGAGCGGAAAATTATCTTCGCTCATAAGCAGGGAGTGATGAAAATTGTCGGTATAAATACTGAGCTATCTGAGTGGATTTTAGACAAACCGAAAACGGGAAAACTCTTCCCGGAATCGGGAAAAGTGTTACCGAAAACGGGAAAACCTTTCCCGGAAACGGGAGACACCCAATACAAGAACAAGAACAATAGTAAAAGATCTTCTTCGTCTCGGAATTCTAAAGAATCCCGAAACGAGGAAACCTTGAAGTTTCTCTCTCGTCATCCAGAAGCGGCCGATGGGATTTATACCCCTGCGGGTAAATCCTGGGGAACAGCTGACGACCTCAAAGCCGCGCGATGGATTTTCGATAAAGCCCTGACCGTGAATGCCTCCCTCTCTGAGCCGAACTGGGTTGAATGGGCGAACACCATCCGCCTGATGCGCCTGCAGGACAAGCGCACTCACTATGAGATCTGCGAACTGTTCAAGTGGGCAAATGAGGACGGTTTCTGGCAGGAAAACATCCTTTGCCCCTCAAAACTACGTAAGAAATGGGATCAGCTCACAACTAAACGCCTGCGCAGCCATGGTCCATCAAGAAACTCATCAGGCGCCAGTGCGCTGGACAACACAGACTGGATCGACGGGGTACTCGAATGAAATCTATCGCAGAAAGCATGCACAACTTCGACCGTGAAAACTTCCAGCGAGTGGCTGCCGGGCTTCCGGAAATGCAGGACGAGCAGGCAGTAAAGCGCCAGGCGGCCAAGACTGCGGAGATCTTCAACGAGCTGTTCCGCCAGCTGCTTGCCGTCTTCCCGGTGCTGGCCAACAAATCAGTGGAAGACCTCAACGAGATGCGTCGCCAGTGGTTGTTGGCGTTCAAAGAGAACGGGATCACCACGGTTGAGCAGATTAACGCAGGAATGCGGGTTGCGCGCAAACAGGAAAAACCATTCATGCCATCACCGGGACAGTTCGTCGCCTGGTGTCGTTCTGAGGAGGCGGTAACCGTAGGCCTGCCAGATGCGAGTGAGCTGGTTGAAATGGTTTACCAGTATTGCCGGACTCGTGGTCAGTATCCAGACGCTGAGTCTTACCCATGGCCTGAGCACAAAATCGAACCGTTAACGCTGAAACACAAAGCCTGCTACTGGATGGTTACTGGCTTGTACGCAGACATGCGCGCAAACGGCCTCAGCGACACTGAGTTGCGACGTAAGGCGCAGGATGAGCTGCTGCGTATGGTTCGTCGCTTGAATGCCGGGGAAGTGATTCCCGATCCGGTTAAACAGATCCCAAAGCTTGGCGGACGTCCGCTGAGTAACGAGCAGGGCTTAAACAAAATTGCGGAAATCCGCGCGAAATTCGGTTTAGGCAGAGGGCGGAATCATGGCTAGAGCATTGTCAGCAGTTGAGCGCAGAGAGTACGTCCGCGCAGTGATTCGGATCACCAGGCATCAGGGGCGCCTCACGACCACCGAGGCAATGAAAAAACTGGGGCTGAGCCGCGCGACTGTCCAGCGGTATTTTTCCGAAGCAGAAGCGACCGGCGAGGTTGTCCGGCATGGTCGTTTGGGGCTGTTCCGCGATCAGCGGGCCGTCATCGACTTTGACATGAAGCGTTTTGGCCTGGTGCCGAAAGTTGCTGTTGGGATGAATTACAGCCTGCTTGGTTGCCCCGTATTCCAGCGTTTCCTCGATATTCAGGAAGTCATTTTTACCTGTACACCTGCATCGTCATCCCGGGAGGCCGTATGACAATCGTAAAAACCCATACCGGCACCGTGATCACCAGAGACGGTCCGAAGGTAAAAAAACTGCACCAGACAGAGCGGATGTGGGTCGTCGGCAAAAACGAGTTTTATCACAAAGAAACAGGGCGCCGTCACTTTGCAGAAAATACGCGCCGCCGGCTGCTGCTCGACACCATCAAGCCTATCGAGGTGAAGCATGTTTAAACAGAACGAAAAGGCTATTTCACAGATTGCGGAATATATCCCGCGTGCCTGCCGGGGTATGCAGCTGCAGGAAGCCAAAGCGCGCCTGGAGAAAAAAATTGCGCTCTATATCGATGACGGCTGTGATGCTGCCGTACTTAATGCGGCCTTTGCGCCAGCTCTTAACAGCCATACGAGGGAGTCTTTTTTTTCGTGCATCGCAGAGCAGTTGCATGAGAGGGCCAAATGACCGAGCAAACCATTCTCGACATGTGCTGTGGCTCCCGCATGTTCTGGTTCGATAAACAGGATGAGCGCGCTGTATTCAGTGATATCCGTGCTGAGCAGCACAAACTTTGCGACGGACGCAGCCTGGTTATCAGTCCGGACATTATCGCCGACTTCCGCGCGCTGCCGTTTGCTGACGCATCTTTCCCCATTGTCGTGTTTGACCCGCCGCATCTTGAACGAGTGGGCGAAAACGCCTGAATGGGTAAGAAATACGGTCGCCTGAACAAAGACACCTGGCGCTATGACCTGCATGCCGGGTTTAAAGAGGCATTTCGCGTACTGCGGCCACACGGCGTTCTTATCTTCAAATGGAACGAAACCCAGATACCGGTGAGCCAGATTCTGGCGCTGACCGACGAGAAGCCAGCCATCTGGCAACGAACAGGGAAGGCGGACAAAACGCACTGGGTAATTTTCGTTAAGGGGGCCGGCAAATGATAACCGGGACTACTAACTATGACGATGTTCCTGATGTTCCCTGCACGTTGTGCGGCGGCTATTACAAAGCCGACGAGCCAGAAAGCCATGACTGCGATGAAGAAGCCCATAACGAAATCGAGTGTGATATCTGCGGTTTCAAAAGCACTGATCCGGAAGGCGCTCACTACTGCTGCGAGGATAACTCCGATGAGTGATATCACCGAACTGGCGCAGAGCCTGAAAGCGGCAGCAGATAGAGAGATGATTTGCCGAGATGGCGCCGAAACTTCTGAAATCTGGGAAAGAACTGTAACGCCGGAAAACATCCTCGCGCTGGTAGAGGCGCTGGAGAAGGCGCAGCAGCGGATTGTTGATCTTCAGCAGGGCTGTGAAAACGATCCGAGCATTCATGAAATTATCGACCTGAAAGAGCGCATAGACAACCTAGAGTCATTCCGTACTGCCTATATGGAGTGGGGTGAAAAAACTGACTGGGTGCAAACAGCTAAGCGCTTTGATGTTCTGAAGCCGTGGGGCAAGCATCGCGCTGATGTGCTGAAAGAATATATCCAGCATTTGGAGTCCCGCACCGTCACCATGAAGTTACCAACGACCCGCCTTTGGGCTGGAGTTACTGAGTGCTACGAAAAATCGGACGTAATCGCCGCTATTCGCGCGGCAGGTGTGGAGGTTTCTGATGATTAGCAGAAAAGAGTTATTCGCTGAAATTAGCAGCGAGGCGGTTACTGAAGATGGCGAAGTGGTTGGGTATTTTGTCAAAAATAGCCGCATGAATCTGCTTGAACAGATGCTATGCAGCACCGTCACCGATGAAAAACTGCAGGAAAGTGCATATAGGGCTAGGTTAACCGCTGGCTGGAATCTTGGGCTGGCTAATAACAACGACGGGTTCAATAAATGCCTGGCTGCTCATGCCGCTGGCATCAAGGTGGAGGCTGAGTGATGGCCGTAACAAAAATGATATGCGTCAGTTCCACTACGCCAGCCTGGTTTACTCCGGGCGCCGTATACGACTCAGAACCTCGCGGTACCGATATCTGCATTTGTGGCGACAACCTCGTTTCAGACCTCAACAAAGAGGACTGGTACGAAATGAGCCAGCGCGCAGATGGGCTGTGGTTCTTAATCGGTTTTCAGCAGGCAATTTTATTTCGGGGAGCCAACCAATGACCAAATCAACCATAACAAGAGAGCAGCTGGAAGAATGGGTTGCACAATTTGATGAAGATGGCGGCTGTGATGCCACTGACAGGCAATTAGAGGCTCTTATTCGTCAATCGCTGGCCGCAATAGACAGCGAGCCGGTGGCGTGGACATGGCACTACCGTGAGCAATGGCATGTCACAAACGATAAATGCCGGGCAGAATTTGTCGCAACAGATGGTGATGTGGCTGTACTGCCGCTCTATCGCCACGCGCAGCCAGCGCCGGAATATCCGGAAACACTGCCATGCCCCGTATTGCTGGAGCCAGGGTTGCGGTTTGGTAAAGGCATTAAGACCAGCACCATGCTTGCCGCCCTGGCGCGCAGGGCCGTACACGAATCTGATATGGCGGCGCTGTCACCGGAAGAGAGAGTGGAGTTTCAGGCGCGGATTGAGGATTTCAAAGCGCTTATTGCGCAGCCAGCGCCGGTAGTGCCGGATGCATACGTGCGCGATGAGCACGGAAGAATGATGCTTAATGGCGTCTGCGAGCCGAAAATTGGCTTTGGTACAGGCTGGAACGCCTGCCGCGCCGCCATGCTACAGGCTGAACCTGTAACGATGGCTAACAAGTTGCCTGATGATTTCGACTTCGATCGCTTTAACGATGTTACTTGGCTGGAGTGTGTGGCAAGTAATCCCCACATGCATTCACCAACAACATCCACTATCGCCAGAGTGGCACTTGAACTTAATAAGCGGATTGGGGCAGGCAACTCTCCGGCGCAATCCGATTGCTGCCCGGCGCAAAACGTCGTCGCTCCAGCGCAAAGCCCAATCGATCACGGTTATCTACCAGAGTGCGAATGCTCAGGGTGCAAGGCTACTGCCAGAATCTGCACAGAAATGGCCGTCAACTCTCTGGTAATTCCTAATGAGATGACATCAGAGCAGGCATATGAAATAGGATATTACTATGGAGACCCGGTAGATGTGTTTGCACGAGGAGCTAACTGGATGCGTCAGCATATCATTGACTCCACATTAGCAGCCGCCCCGCAACTACCCGGCAGTGACCCTGCCACCGTGCCGGGTAAATGGATTCCGGTAAGCGAGCGTAAACCTGAGGAAAGTGGTCGTTACTGGTGCTATGTGGAAGAGCAGAATGATTTGGGAAAATCACACTATCAATGGAACTGTTCATGGAATGGAGAACGGTGGTGGGTTGAAAGCGAAAATGGCGGGATTGTAACCCACTGGATACCGCTGCCGGCAGTCCCTCAGGAGGTGAATCGTGAATAAGGTCGAATTGCTTGAGAAGATATCTGCGCTCGCTACTGAATGCCACACGCTGGCCTGTGAGCTTGATATTGGTGATGAGCGAACCGAAGTGGTCGAAATCTACAGCGTGCTGCACAACCTCGGTCGCCGCGGCTACGCCTGCCAGGTAGGGCTGCGAATGAATCCACTGCTCGCATCCTGCGATGATGACGAGGATGAGGAAGATGACGATTGGGATGAGGATGACGACTGATGCCTAAATCTCCCGCAGAACGCAAAGCCCGAATAGAAGGAAAATTGTAGAAAATAAAACGCCGGGTTACCCCGGCGCTCCAGTTTGCTGTACGATCTGGGTTTCCCCTCAGTCACCGCTTATCCGTTATCCGGAGATAATGGTTTCGATATATGCCCGGGGTGACTATCTTCGTTGATCAGCCAAAAGGCTAATTAACAGATATCGCGGGTAAGTTCAAAAACTGGGTCAAGGCTTACCTCCTTAGCGACACAGCTCGCATACTCTAATACACTGGACTTATGATTCTATATTTTGCTGGCGAAGTGTCAATCAGGAGTAAATAAAAATGTCACAGTGGAACATTGCAGCCAAACCGAAAGACGAGCAGAACAAGGTTAAGTTGACCTTGCGTTCTCCGGCGTTGCATGCAAAATGCGCATTAGTGAGCTTTGGACGCAAGGAAAACAAAAGATGGTATCGTTTCTAAAAAAAACATCAGTTCTGGTTTGCGCTATTCTTATATCAAATGGGGCATTTGCTGTTGATAATAAAGAAGAAATAGCGCCTGTGCGTATAGGTTGTCCTACGCCAGCGATGCCAGTCAAGGCTCAGGCATTGAGAACTGAAGGGAGTGTCGATTATGCGGCGTGGGTTAATGATAAAGGCGATGTGTACTCAATAGACATAACGGGCGATGAGGTTTTCTTCAGGGAAACTGAGGTTGCTATTAAAAAGTGTAAGTTTGTGCCAGGCCATCCAGGAGTATATCGGGATACAATAAAATTTAGTCTGGTAAAACCTTGAAAAGGGCGTTTAACGTCTAATCTCCACCATGGGGTAACTCCGCTTCATGCTAAAGTGCTGGTGAGGGCCAATCTGCCGGAGGTTTGCCTGAAAAAAGTATTGCAGCATGATAAAACCCGCTTTGGCGGGATTTTTGTTTCTGTTATTTCAGACTAACCTCCTATCTCTCGAAAAAATTGTCTGTTGACTTCTTGCTTGTTATTTGGTATTGGCGCTTACTGGGTAAAGTTACTTTTGCAGTAGTGTGATGAGCTCTACCTGTTGCCCTAAGAAAAGTAACTTTTTGGCAGCGAAGGGAAAAAGTAACTTTTGGGAGGGGGAGGCTGCAGAACACTTTTGTGTAGCTATAAAAGCTGGTATCAAGGCTGTTTTTTTTATTTAAAGCAACCTAATAGGTTCGTTTATCATGATTAACAACGTCAAATCTTCTCGGGTTGTCATCAAACAACTTTTTTGGTTGTATTCTTATCTGACAAAACAATTTGTTTTATTGCTTGTGTAATTCGATGCTCATTTGTCACCATAGATGTTTTGCGGCTATTTGTGTTTATTTAAAACATATGTCACTTTAAGGTATGCTGTTGTATTTGTTGTGTTTTAATTTTTTTTGAAATATTTCTTGATGTATTTATGTGTTGTGGTATTAATTAGGTTGTGTAATGCTTGTATCGATACCATTTCATTTCCTTGGGGCGTTTGTGTTTTTTTGAATAATTTCATTAGGTCAGGATTGAGATTTTTTAGGGGATGTATGGGTTTAACTTGGTAACAGTTAATCAATATATGGAGGTGATGTGGTTAAACGTGTTAAAGGACGTGAATTGTTCTATGTTGTAAGCAAATGTCGTTCGAAGAAAAGGGTAATTAGAGGTGTTGAACCAATTAGTAAAAGAGTTTTTTTTGCCACTATAACAGATGGAAGCGGCGCTGTAGTGTGTTCATTTCGATTAGAAGCTAATGAGCGGTATATTTTTTCTAATCTGAAAGGTGAGGTCTCTACGAGAAAATTAACACATGATGAACATCATTGGTCAAGAGCAACTCTGGTAGAAGTAATTCAGGAAATGAATTCTAAAATTGACTCTTAACAGCTAGATACATCATACTTGCAGTGCTGGCCTGAACAACCAGCCACCTGACAGTGATGCGCCACCGGAGAACGTGATGGCGCAGCTTCACTTAATAATACAATCTCAAGGTATCCTGATCCCAGCAACGCCGGAGACCAGTGATTTCTTGCAATCAAAATGCAAGCTCGGCGCCGTTCTGGAGGCTGAGTATAAACTTGTCCGCAACCCAACATTTCACCGTAAATTTTTTGCACTATTAAACCTGGGCTTCGATTACTGGGAGCCAACCGGCGGGGCGATTTCGTCTAACGAGCGCAGGCTTATCACAGGTTATGCCAAATACCTTGCTGCATATGGAGGGAGTGAATCGGCGTTACTTGATGCCGCCGGGCAATATCTCGACCGAATAGCCGAGAAGCGATCCGGTTCAATCAGTATTTGCAAATCCTTCGATGCTTACCGAGCGTGGGTCATCGTTGAGGCCGGCCACTATGACGCCATACAGCTGCCGGACGGCACGCTGAAAAAACACCCTCGCAGCATTTCTTTCGCAAGCATGGACGAATGCGAGTTCCAGGAACTGTACAAAGCATCGCTGGATGTTCTCTGGCGGTGGATCCTCTCTCGTTCATTCAACAGCCTGCAGGAAGCTGAGAACGCCGCCAACCAGCTTTTAAGCTTCGCGGGGTGATGCCGATGAAACACTCATGGTTTCACCATCTCGAATGCACAACGCAGCAGGCCGACGAATTGGTAGCGAGATATCGTCAGCGGGGTGTAAAGGTCGAACGAAGCTTAAACACTGACTTTATGACATGGACCGTCAGCGTGCAGCTGGTGGAGGACACAAATCCGCCTCGGCCAGACTCTCGCTGGCGTAACAGGATGTGGGAGTGAGTATGGCGAATCTTCGCAAAGCGGCCCGAGGCCGCGAATGCACAGTACGTATTCCTGGGTACTGCAATGGCAATCCCGAAACCAGTGTGCTGGCGCATTACCGTCTGGCGGGAACGTGCGGTACAGGATGCAAGCCTGACGATACTCAGGCGGCGATCGCCTGCAACGGGTGCCATGACGTAATTGACGGCAGAACCAAAACCACCGATTTCACCTACGACGAATTGCGCCTGATGCACGCAGAGGGGGTAATGCGCACCCTGGAAATCTGGCGGAAAGAGGGACTCATCAAATCATGAAAATCTACGATATCACGCCCATCGGCAAACCCAGGATGACCAGAGCTGATAAATGGAAGCAGCGTCCGGAAGTAATACGTTACCGGGCGTTCTGTGATGAAGCTCGTCTGCGCAAAATTCACCTGCCAGATTCCGGCGCTCACGTCACGTTCGTCATGCCTATGCCGCAAAGCTGGAGTCAGAAAAAGAGAGCGCAATACGCAGGACGTCCACATCAGTCAAAGCCCGACTGCGACAATATGCTGAAAGCCCTAATGGACGCTCTCTATGAGGATGATTCACACGTCTGGGATTGCCGCATCACCAAAATATGGGGCGAGAAAGGGCAGATCATCATTGGGGAATCTCTATGACCCTCGATCACTTCATGCAGTACCAAACTGAGAGCGTTAAGCGCGCCAGTATGCCGCCAGTAGCAAAGCACAACCTGAACCAGACCAAACCAAAACAGCCAAAGAGGGCCGCAGCGTGAATCTTGAAAACACAGTGAAATACCACTTCGCAAAATCCACGCTGATTAGCGATTCTCCGCGTGCTACCGCCTCAGATTCACTGACCGGTACCGACATCATGGCAGCAATGGGCATGACCCAGGAACGTGCCGCTATGGGGTATAGCGCTTTCCTGGGCAAGATGGGCATAAGCAACAATGACCGGGATCGGGCTATAGGACTATTGGCTGAGTACGCGCTGACAAAATGCGATAAGGTTGCTGCGTTGCGAAAGCTCTCGCCAAGCGTAAAACCCCGGGTTATACGGATCCTCGCAGAGTACGCCTTTGAGGATTACTCCCGCAGTGCTTCCAGTAAAAAAACATGCGACTGCTGCAACGGGTCTGGATTCATCGACACAGTGGCGTTCACCAACAAAGTAACGTATCCGGACGGCAAACCGCCGAAGTGGGTCAAAGTTACAAAGGGGATCTATCCATCATACTGGGAGGAGGTGAAGTCGGTCCGGGAGCAGGTCCGGGTGCTTTGCCAAAAGTGCAAGGGAAAAGGGACTGTTAGCGCCGCCTGTAACGACTGCCACGGTCGGGGGAAGGTAGTGAACCAGGATGAGACGGAGAAGCAGGGAGTGCCTGTGATGGGTAACTGTAAACGCTGTGGCGGTCGCGGGTATGAGCGAATCCTCTCCACTGCTGTGCATAGGGCCATTTGCCAGATAACGGACGCCATCACTTTGGATACCTGGAAGAAATCGGTTAAACCGTTCTTCGATGTATTGATCACTAAATTCGATATAGAGGAGGCGTGGGCAGAGGCGCAACTCAAACAAATAACGCGGTGAGATATTTACTTTTCCCGAATTCGTGTTAATTTGTTCTAACGATGGGCATTGTATGTTCACCGTTGAAGAAAAAATTTAAAGCCTCGGCAAATGCCGGGGCTTTTTCGTATCTGCAATCCGGTCAGGGCTCTTGGGTTGAGATGTGCTGCACGACACATTAACGCCCATGCGCGAGAGCCCTGAACCAGATTGAAGTTACTCAGCAATAAGAAAACTGCATGTCATCATTTGCTTACATCTTATTGACCAGAAAAATAACATCTTGTTAATCTATTCGTGTGGTGAATCCCCCTGTGCGGTGGGGCGACCAGTCACTTACAGTGATCTGTAAATGCAGCGCGGGCCATGTCGGCTGGGACATGCTCACCGGGAGGCAACCGGCGCCATGCAATACTACTAAGACATTAGGTTGTGGGTTGCCGTTTAGGCTTCTCCAGCTATGTTTAAAAGGCAGTAACGGAAAAAGCGAGCGCTCTCCTGGTAAATCGGTAGCTCGGACTATTAGGTGCGTTTTCGTTTGTTACTACCTAGAATGCCTACTTTCTGCCCGTTCCTCTGAGCGGGCTTTTTTTCGCCATGAATAAGGCACTTCAACTAAGCAAAAACATTTAAGGGCTGCGCTAATGCGTGGCCTTTTCTTTTTCCCCTCAATTCTGAGAGGACTCACAGCAATAAGAGGGGGCTTAATGTCAGATCCTTTAACTGGTACCGGCCTGATTTTTGGTGGCGGTTTAATTGGTTCCGTCATATATGGCGTTATCACCCATACCGATTTTGGCGTGGTATTTGGGGCTTTTGGCGGCGCAGTGTTTTACGTGGCTACGACCGCAAACCTGACACGTGGAAGGCAAATAGCTTACTTCATGACGTCGTTTATTGTCGGTGTTCTGGCTGCAGGGTTATTAGGCTCAAAATTTACTGCATGGACAGGCTATACGGATCGTCCGCTTGATGCGCTCGGTGCGGTGGTGGCATCTGCTGTAACCATCAAGGTCCTGACTTTCATTAACAGCCAGGACTTGAGCAGCCTGTTCGGATTACTTTCCCGATTAAGGGGAGGAGGTTCGAGTGGTAATAAATGACCCTGCAGCGCTGGTCAATGCGGTGATATGTGCCGTTATTGTCTGCGCATTGATGTTTTATCAACGTCGCGGTGCCAGGCATCGCCCTGGTATCTCCATTCTTGCTTACTTGCTGGTATTGATTTACGCGAGCATTCCTTTCCAATTTATCTTCGGTCTTTACGTACAGTCCCACTGGCTGGTGGTAATGGCAAACGTAATGATATGCGCCGCCGTGCTGTGGGCACGGGGTAACGTGGCGCGTCTGGTCGATACACTGAGGCACTAATGAATCAATCACAATTCCAGAAGGCGGCTGGCATCAGCGCCGGGTTAGCTGCGCGCTGGTTTCCGCATATTACAGCCGCGATGAAAGAGTTTGGCATAACAGCAGCTATCGATCAGGCGATGTTCATTGCCCAGGTAGGGCATGAAAGCACGGGATTTACCCAGCTTGTTGAGAGCTTCAATTATAGCGTGGCCGGGTTGAATAGTTTTGTCCGCGCCGGGCGGCTGACGCAGGGTCAGGCTAATTCGCTCGGCCGCCGTCAGGGTGAGCCCTCTTTGCCACTGGAGAGGCAAAGAGCGATCGCCAACCTGGTGTACAGCAAACGCATGGGTAATAACGGGGCAACAGACGGCTGGTTTTACCGAGGGCGTGGGCTCATCCAGATCACCGGCCTGAACAATTACCGCGACTGCGGGAATGCTCTGAAGATTGATCTGGTTAAACAGCCTGAATTGCTGGCCCAGGATGAGTATGCGGCGCGCAGTGCTGCTTGGTTTTATGCCTCACGCGGCTGTTTGCGTTATCCCGGTGACCTTGCACGCGTCACGCAGATTATCAACGGCGGACAGAACGGCATAGATGACCGGCGCGCCCGCTTCCTGAAAGCAAAAGCGGTACTGGTGGTGTGATCATGGGAATCGAAGCAATCGCGGGGCTGGTGGTTGTCATCCTGGGTGCTATCGCTGGCGCGTTCGGCATCGGCCACGCTCGCGGGACCAGTAAGGCGGAAGCCAAAGCTGATCAGCAACGTACCGAAGAGAACGCCGCTGCTACTGTCGCCGCGGCAGAACGCCGTGCTGAAGTCACGAAAGGGGCCAGCGATGTACAGGAAGACGTTAAGCGTATGGGCGATGACGATGTTGATCGCGAGCTGCGCGAAAGATTTACCCGCCCCGGTGGTGGTTGATACCGCGTGCAGCTGGGTGCGGATCATCTACCTGACTGACCACGATATCGACGTGTTGGATAAGCAGACCAAGCGCGACATTCTGGCGCACAACAAAGCAGTGCAGGCCAATTGCCCGAACATTACTCCCAGCAAGGTATAAAACCAACAATATCCCCATACGAAGATAAGACCATGCAGCAATAAGCGGATAGACCGCGGCCGGTATGCAATGCAGCAGTATTAATGCTGGCCCGAGTCGCGTAATGGCGAGCAGGTAAATTTTAATCACAGTCTCAAAGACCGTGATATGCGATTTGGGCAATGTCTCTTCCCACCTTAGATAAGGCAGTTTGATCAGCCAATCGATAGATTAGCCCCATGGAGTTCAGCATGCTATGCGCCCCGTCTTCATCGATTTCCTCCAGTGCGGCTGTTGCAATGTATCTCCCACCATGCAGCCTCTGATGGAATTTAGGCAAGTACTTTAATGCTGGGACTGAAGCATTTAGTATGATTAAAATCATATCGTTAGCTTCTTTGTGAGTTAGTCTGCCCAACGCCAAAGCATTCGTTACATTGGATACCATGGACGCCCTTCTAAGAGTCAAGCTGTTATCGGGATACTGTTGATCCGCCTGTTTTGATTGCGCAGTAACGTGTAAACTTCGCGGGAGATATATCGCTTTAGACAGCGTATCGCTTCCATTTTTGTATGTCCTTCGGCTACACGCCTGGCGACATATTCCTTTGTTTTTGCGTCAGTTCGTAAGCGTCCGATGGCGATGATGTGAAGTGCACTATTTGCAGCACGATCTCCACCACGATTAAGTCGGTAACGGTTCGTTTTTCCAGAAGAAACGGGGACCGGGCTGACACCACACAGTGCCGCAAATCCTGATTCTGATCTTAACCGTTGAGGATTGTCTCCGGCAGTGATCAGCAACTGTGAAGCGCTTTCGTATCCGATAGCATTACGTTTAATCAGCTCAGGTGCCAACTCGTCGACAATTGCCGCAATCATGACATCCAGATCAGCGATTTCGTCATGTAACTCGAGATAGCGTCGGGCAAGGGACTTTAATGAAATGCGATAAACGTTGGTTACATTGCGGTATTCACTGGCATCAGGTCTCCAGGAACCCAGGGTCCTGATGAGCTGCATGCGCGTCATATTTCTGAGCTGTTCACGTAATTCATCCGGGGCAGAGATAATATTTGAATGGATAATCTGGAGAGCGACTCTGCGGGCTGATATTGCTGTTTTTCGGCAAGTTTTTAATACCCGCAGGGACTCAATCATGCCATCACGCGTTTTGGGAGTAACTGTCCTGATGCCTGAGAATGCTGCATGAGCGGCACATTCAGCATCAATTGTGTCACTTTTACCCCGTTTGCGTCGCTCCATCCGGTCTGGAGCAGTCACCTCAAGAACTTCTAACCCGGCGTTCTGAAAATAACGAAGCAAACCGGAACCATAGGTACCTGTGCACTCAACACCAATTCGCTTTAATGTCCCAAACGAGGTCATCCATGCCAGCATCTGCCGGTAACCTTGTCGTGTTGTGGAGAAATACTGAGTCCCAAGGACTTTATTGTTCTGATCTACGACAGCGGCAACGTGCAAATCTTTATGTGTATCCACGCCACCCACAACGGCAGCTTCGGTAACTTTATCAACCAT